GTATTGTATAACCGCAACCCGCCAAGCTGGTCTACATTAACAAACCAGTTACCTTTAGGGTACGCCCACCCTGATACAAATGATAATGTAGATGCACTACTAAATTCTACAAAATCACCTGTAACAAATGCACCAAAACTAAAATCAAAACTAAACATTTCCTTGTTAACATTAACGTTTGCAGGTGCTATTGTCCCTGCAATAACATCACCACTATCTCTGATAAGTTCTACATTACCTGCATTACCTAGGTAAACGGTCATAGCGTTACGCCCGTTGGTGCGCCAGTAAATTGGAACTGGATGCTAGCCTGCATTACTTCACCAACAGCACAACTTAATTCTGCGCTGGTAATGATGCAACTACCTTGAATAAGCTTGGTGGCCCAGCCAAGTTTAATTACTAATATGTCAGACTCACTGACTACAGCAGTTTTTACCACACGCTCTAGCAGTGAAACCGGCGCTGAATCATAATAAAACACAGTGGCACTACCGCTTATGGTTCTAAGCCCCGGAACATAGCTGCGGTCACTTTCTGTTAATACTGTGGTTTCGAGCGTATCAACTGTGCTAGATACGCTCCAGTTGCTGACCTTAGCCACCTGAGTGCCGTTATAAGTCAATGTGCCGTCTTTGCCGCTGTAATACGTCATGCGTCAAGCACCCCTGTTAACTTAATTGTAACCGACATACGACCAGGCTTTACACTGTTGAATTGTGGCGGCTCAGCGTAGCGATACTGCAACCCAAACGGGGCTGCTGAGAATCTATTGGTGCTGCTGAGTGGTGTAATGCCTTCATCAAAACCGGGGTTGCCACTTTTGCTGGTGCTACCCAGGCCAAACAAACCTAACGTGCCACGGCAATTAGCGTAATGGTCATGGATTAAAGCTGCATCGGCATCGCTGATATTATCAAACGATAGTGATAGTTCTGTATTACTGCGCCTGTTGCCATATTGCACACGGCTTTCCATGCCGTTCTGTGCTGTAAACGTAGTACCTGGAAAATCGCCTGCATTTAGCGACCTTGAGGTAGGTGCAATACTAGGAAAAACCGGACCTACAAAACTCATTGCTCGTTTTGCACCTCAAATAAATTGTCATCTAAGTTTAGGTAGGTGATCTTGCCGCTTGGCTCTTGCGGTACGTGGCTGCCAGTTATTTCTACCATCCCTTCCTCATCATAACTAATGAGTTCAGCCTTGTATACCCGTGCGCTTTGGGCGTCTGCATACACCGTAAAGACTGCGCCAGCAAATTTATTATCCGTCACATACCCATTGCCATCAATTGTCATGGTGCCTTGCTCAACTTCCAACTTCCCAGATCGCCACCAGTAAACCGTATTTGAGCCGGTTAACTCGCTGCTCGTCACGACTCGGCCATCATCCAATACGTAACCGTTTTGGAATTGATCCACATGCCTTGCCTGGCTCGCAAGTTTAAAATACGCACCAGGCGCAAGTGCTAAGCCTTCAGGAAATGTTTTAAACGTAACCGTATGCGTTACATAACGACGAGTTTGGATTAGCAATTTAGCAAAATTAACTGCATGGTTTGCGCTAGTGCAAAAGCCAGTGAAATCCACTGCTTCCACTGGTGCTGATTCTGAATCTGTTTGCTGTGATTCAGCTAACCGCACAAGAATATTACGGGTTTCAGCAAAACCATCTTCTACCTCATCGCGTAATGTAATCAATACTTGCGGCGCCAAACGTTGCTCTGCTGGATACCAACTTACCTCCAACGAATCCTCAATGATATTACCATCAGTAAATAACGCTGATATTGTAGGTAACCGGTCATAAGCGCCAGATAATGTGTAACCGGTTGGAAAGCCTTGAGCAGCATTAACTGGGAATGTTGGTTGCAAGGATAGTTTGCCGCCTAAGATAAGAAAATCCAAGAAGAAATATGCTGCATTTTCGTAAGCCCATTCGCGGATATTAACTGGCGATGCCAGCACCCCATCCCAGAACCATTGGTTAGCGATACAAACTTTACATGCTTCTTGGAAGCCAGGCCAGTCAATCATTGATTCAGGTATTAATTTATTTGCGCCAACCAATGGTGATCGCAATAAAGCACGTAGTATTTCAGGGAATAAATGAGTAGGGCCGATGATGCCAGAGGTTGGTGAATAGCCTGTTGTGGTGCCAGCTACTGGATCAATCATCCGCACCGTTTCACGGCCTTGCTTAGCGTAATAAGTAAGATTACTAAAATCGCTCCATTCTTTACCGCTACGTAATTGCAAACCTATCATTGCCATGCGGTCGTATTGCGGTGCAAATTCTTCTGGTCCGTATAAACCTTTTCTATAGTTTACCCGTTGCTCATTGATATAAACTACTTGGTGTTCAGGACCATTCTGATGGCTGCCTTCTTGCTGATCATAATAGTACACATCTGTAACAGCATCAAAAGGTTCGGCTACACGTTGCTGAGCAGTAGAGCGAAGCGCTGCAACTCTCATTGGAGGTAGCAAGCTAGCCGTTCCAACCACTTGAATATTATCCCCGATTTTATAATTAGATCCACTGTCTTGAACAATTACATCAGCTATCCAGACGCTCGATCCTTCCACGACGACACTTACTTGTGCCTGTACTGTCCCGTTTATTGGTGTTGCCGAGTTAAAAGGTTTATTTAGTACATAAGTGCCTGCAACTAAATTTGCGCTATAGCCAACAATTGTGACAAAACTTCCAGCGGCATTGGCATTAGTCCACATGTAGCCTACTCCACCTGTATCTATATAACCTGCATTGAAGCCAGTAATATTTAATACTTGGCTGGTTAAAGTCATTAATATATCTATTGTGGCTCCAGAAGCAAGATGCGTAAAAGTAGTTTTCTGCGTAAAGGGCTGACCCGCCCCAGTGGGATATGGTGCTCCTAACACATCTGTGTGTAACCAGCGAGTACCAAAGCCAATTATTACTGTACCTTTTGGTTCTTCAGTCGCAGTTGAACGTGAAGCTGAGCTTACTCTTAAACCGCTGCCAGATCCTCCGGTAGTAGTGTTATAAACACCTGGTGCGATATAACCGATAGTTGAATATTCAACAGCTCCTAATGATTCGACAGCTCCTTGCGTGGGTTTACCGCCGTAATACATAACATTATTTGTTGCTGCTTGTTCTTCTATTTTTTCTTTATATCCTTTGTAATAAACTGTAACCGGCCCCAGAGTTGTATCTACTGTGTGGTGTACCGGGCCGCCAGATCTTGCATCTAATACGCAGATTGGGTTACCGGCCACCCTGCCATAAGTAAGATAACCCCCACCTGATATAGGTCGCAATCTAATTTCATACTGAAAATTAGGATTAGGCAAACGAACGCGAATAAAATTGAACTGGTCTATTGGTGTACGACCTTTAACGCAAAAAGGTGAACCTGATGCAGGATCAAGGCTGATCCAGCTATCATCGCCTTTCTTGCGAATTTGAAGTCTAAAAATAGAATATCTTAATCCATAATCAGAATAGGTTCCGACATTATAACTATTACCGCCCGCTTCAAGCGCTTCCAATGTTCCTTCGTCAGGTATCGCAGCAAAGTTTGCTATGCCTGTAAACCTTTTCCATACTTGTGATTTTATGCCAATTTCAACTTGATTTAATTTACGTGTTGTTGTTATATTAGCTAATGCTAGTTTTGAAATTGTAGGGCCATCAGCAGGGTTGCTATAACTGGTTAAGTTTTGCCCACGAAAATCAGGATGAGGAATTACGATTTGTTCTGACACTAACCGCACATTGCCTTCTGCTAACACTTTAAAATAGTATTTTTTACGTGTGCTTGTATCCCATAGGGCTGTTGCAGGGTCAGAGCCTGTGCATGTTACTTCCGCTCCACCTATCAAATAGGTTTCGCCTATTATAAGAACATCATCACATGATTGCCGGTAATTATCGTCTTTTGCTGCTATATCTTGTACACCAAAAGAACCAAATAAATTTATAGTGTTGCCTTCATACATATGAAATTCAATTGTATCGTTTGGGTATACAAAAATGTTTTTTGTTCCTTGCGCTAGCGTTTCATTGTTGACTTTCATGATCCCAGTTCTGCAGCCGTAATGCGATTCAGTTTTGCCTCTTTCTGAATCTGCCTTATCCGCACTTGTTTGTTCTTTACCCCATTGCTCAGGATCTTTTACGAAGAGAGAAGAATGCGGATATGCCACACGTACTCGTTTAAATGGTAGCCGCCAATGTTGCCCATTACGCAATGGCTCTGATGTGCCAAATTGCGTCATTGTTGTTGGTATTCTCACGCCACTAAACAATGGCTTCAGTTCTTCTGTACTGCCTAGTTGAGCTTGGAATACATCTTGGACTCTTGCGCCAAGTCCACCTGCAATTTTATCTGCTGTTGTTATGCGACCTTCGCCGGGTTGTCCACGCTGGAAATAAACAGCAAATTTATTCTCTTGGTAACCGCGCAACAAACTATCACCGATAGCAAAGCCTTTAAATTCTGGGGTGCTAGCGGCTGCTAATTGGCCTGCACTAGCTAAAAATAAAGCTAGCAGCTCTTGCCCGTCGCCTTGGCTTAGTAATTGCGACCATACTAATTTGGTTTCTACTCTTACACCACCGTAATATTTGCCATAAAACTCGTGCCGATTAGCAAATACCAATGGCATCACCTCGCCAAGCCTTGCCAGTGGTTGTACTGATGTAAAGCCATCTACATTGGTAAACCTATTTTCAGCATTTACGCTGGGCCCTGTTAAGTCAGCGCCACTTTGATTTCGCCCTGGGTCAGATTGTTTTGGTAGTTTAGGCTTTGGCGCTAATGCCTGTGCGGCAAAGCTAAGGCCAGCTCCAACTACTGTTGTAACAATACCAACTGTTAATGGGTCGCATACCACATGCGGCACATGGTCATAAGCTGGATCGCGCTCAGGGCGATGATTAGCTACCTCGTTTGCGTACCAATTATATTCTTCAATCGTCAGCCCTAAAGTGTCAATTAGTTGCTTTTCCCATGGCAATATCGCGCTTCGTATTTGACGACTGGTGACCATATCACCCGGTTGGTTTGTGCGCTGCAATGGAGCCATCCCGTGTCGTAGAAAACAGCTAGTCCAAAACTGTCACCAGCTTGCACTAACGCAATAATACCAGTTTCGCCTGGTGTTCCCCATAAGTCTAGTTGTTCCTTGAATATGGAG